GCTTCCACTGCTTGGACGTAACGGCAAACGTTACGTCAAAATGCTTTTCAAGCGTCAAGCTGCGGCTCGACTCGGTAGCATCCTGCGTGGTCGTCGTGCTGGTAAACTCCTGCGCGGTAAACGATGCAGGGCCACGGACAGAGATTGTATCGCCAACCTTTGCGCCGCGAAAGTCGTCAGCATACGAGCGGTTGAACAGATTAGCCGCCACCAGTTCATTCTCAAGAATCAACAGGGCTTCGCGACCGATAATACTGGGAGTTAGAAACGTGTTAGCCATTTTAAAAAAATCCTTTATTGATTAAGGCGCTATGCAGGGATAAGCCCTTGTTCTCGCGCCTGTCTGTATTCGCTTAAACTCATCGATGCAACTTCTTCCGGCGTAAACTCACGCCGCGCCCCGCCCTGTCGTGCAGTGCTATCGGGCGTTGTGCCACCTCCAGAATGACCGTTCGCCTTAAACGCGACCGCAAGGTCCGGGTCGTTTCTTCGCTCCGCTACGAGGTCTGAAAACCCCATAGGTGCAAGATCCTTTCCTTTTACTCGCGGCGTGCCGTCAGCGTCAACAATCTCTACAATGACCTTCCCGTCTTCGTCAGTGCGTGCGCGGACCTCATTTTTTAGTATCGGCATCAAAAGACGCGGATTGCCTCCGGCCTCTATGATCGCGTTTTGCAACTGGCTGTCAATTAGCAAGTCTTTAATCTGCTCCATGCGAGCATCGGCCAGACTTTGAATGGGCGCGGTAGCCTGTTCGATATTCTCACGCGCAGACCGTTTGACATTATCAAGCTCGGCCCTCATCCGTGATATTGCCTCGGATTCCTCGCCTTGCGTGATACGCAACGACTCCAGTTGTTGCAACGCCTCGGCCAACTCTTGCGGGCTTCGCCCTATTGCAGAGTACTGCTTCAAGCCCTCCTCTGCTTTAGTCGCCCGGTCTTTGAGCTTGCCGAGCGTGGATTTAAGCCCTTGCACATTTTCCAACGCATATCCGCTCTCGTCGGATACTGACAAAATATAACCACCCGCGTCTGATTCCGCATAATATTCTCTCAGGTTTTCCGGTATCTCGTCGGTGGTTTCATATACGGCTTTTAGCATTGTATCCCCTTCGGTGACAGCCTGCAACTCGGCAGGGCTTTAGTTGATACAGGCGACTCGCGCCTGTACTATTTTACTATTCTCTTTTTCTTTTTTCAAGAGCTTTTAATTGTGGGAGTGTTAGCAGTTTCCCGTTGTTGTTAGTGAATTCGTTTATTTTTATCTTGTTTCCCCTAAAAAGGGCCGCCCTATTCGGTCCAAGGATCTGGTCTTGCACCTCTTTGGGTTGTCGCCGGAGCCATTTATTATACGTCACATCTGACGGAACTGCGCCGTTCATTGATGCGCGAGCACCGACCGGCGCGTCAGCCACATCAAGCCCTAACTCGCGGTAGCTTTTTAGAACCGGTGTCATTGTGCACCGGCAATTAATATGGGCTGGCGGCTGACGGTGCGCCGTGCCGGGCTTATACACCTTTCCATCAAGGCCTCCGCATTCGGGGCAGGTGCGCGTGTCTAAGGTCGCCACCCATTTGATGCCCTTTATAATATCGTCGTTCTCTGCAAACGTTTGCTGTCGGGCCGCGTTTGACACATTGTTGATTGAGGTGCGAACGATGGCCTCGGCCTTGCGCCGCGTCGTGTAAAGGATGCCATCAGTAAATTTATTGGCTCTTGTTCCGCGCACCCGTTGCACCATCTGCCCGACTGTCTGCCCCTCTGCCGCGCCCAATCTTATAGCACGTTCGAGTTCTTCCTGTGTTGAGCGTTGCAACTTGCTAAACCATTCCGTCAACGGCGTGCCTTCTATCGGTGTATTGATCGCAATCGACCGCAACAATTCAGCCGATGGGATAGTCGTATCCAAGACAACCGGAGAGGCTTCGTCAAGAAGGTCAGCCACCCAATTAGCTTCATCCCGCGAAAGCTCTGCAAGCAATGGAGTCAAGCCCTGCCGCGCCTCGCGGAATCGTCGGTCGTTGATCGCTCGCAAATAGCCAAAAAGTTTACGCATCCGCACCGTTGTCGCCACGCCGGGATCTACGCCGATGCGCCCGATCTTTTCGTAACGGCGTATCAACTGCGCGAGAATGTCTTGCTCCAGATCATCGAGCAGTGCGTTGATCTTTTTGACCTCGGTGCCGCCCAACTGTTGCAAATAGGCCTGATGCCGTATCACGCGATCCATGACTTCCTCGTTGAGTGTCAACGAGTCGCCAAGGTCGCGGAGATCTACCTGCTTATTCAAATAGATGCCTCAATAACGAAAGGGCTTTCTGTTTCAAGCCCTGCCAGTATTTGCTCAACATCGACAGCCTCATGGTATAACCCCCGTCGCTTGCGCTCGGCCAGATAAGTGCGGCGATCTAATACGCCGAGTTTATAGTCCTCGCGGATCTCCTCGAGTTCGCGGCCCGTCGCCGCACTATAGCCTAAATCCTCGCTGATGGATACTGCCGGAGCATCCAAAGCACGTCCAGACCATTTAGCCGACAGGGCGAGGGCTTGCTGTAGTCCGTCCTCTAATAGCATGACGTATGCCTCAAGGTCACTGATCTCGCGGCTTGCTTCAATCGCCAGTTCTGTAGCGGTTGGGTTGCCGCTTTTTCGCTCGACCGGAGCCAGTGCAAGGCTTTGCATCTGTTGCTCTAACTGCCGGAGCGCATCCGAGCCGACCTTGACGGCTGACCCGTCGGTTTCTATGACCTCGACATCGCTCTGTGGGTCTTTGTTGCCAAAGACTTTATATGGCCCAATCTCGACCGATGCGACATCCTCCTTACTGAACCCGCGAAAGAAAAGCATCGGCACACGCGCAACGGATTCGATGTTGTCTTGATCGGACTGGTTGCGCCAGTGCTTAGCGTTGAGATGCGCCAAGCCCTCAAGGGGCGGCTCGCATTCAAGCAACCCCTTGCGGTTGGCGTAGATCGTCACAAGTGGAATCTTGCCGAGCGTGTTGGGGTATTCTGCGACCTGTTCCCACTGCTCGTTTTCATCCTCGCCCGAGATACGCTCCCAGAGTTCGATCATGTCCGGCATCCAGACAACGACATAATGCACCGGACGCGTTGCCCATCGGTTTGTCTGGGACGGCACATCGACAACGTGGCGCACCTGCAACCGCGTCAGTTGCTCAACCCCTCCGATGCGCTCGCCCTGCCAGTTTATTACCGACGGCGGCGAGAGGCCGACCATGTAGGGCCGCAGTTGTAGCTCTTGTTCGTCGGCCAGTGTTAACTCGCGTCCGAGCATATCCTGTAGTTTGGTTGTGTTCGGATATTCGACGAGGATATGCGTCTTGCCGTAGACAAGCAGGTCTTGCAATCGCTCCTTTGCAAACGTCGTCAGGTTGCGCCCCGTCAAGTCAACGTTTTGAGCGAGCATCTGAAAAAATATATCCGCGTCCTCGGCCAACTGGACCGGAGCAGAGAACGGCCGCGCCGAGTAGGTCGTCACTACATCCCTAAACATATCATAGAGAACGGAGTTGGCGAGGCGCGTCTGGTAGCGTTCATCGGATTCTTTGGGATACTGCGGCAGGTATTGCCGCCCCGCGTCCCGCATCCCAAGCGTCCCCTCCATGAGTATGCGCGGCAAAGCCCACCGCCGCGCCATGCGTTTATATGCCGCGTTCGGGGTTGCTACCGTTGCGCTATCTGCCGCCTCGTCGTCGTGTGCGAAATCNAAATAGTTCATCTGTTGCCCTCTATAGTGTCGCCGTCTATAGTAAAAACTTTATATCTCGTCTAAATCCCATGACGATACTCTCTCTGGTGCGTCTATCGGATGCTCTGCTACAATATAATAACCCAACGCGTCCGACGCATGGGAGAGGCGCGGGTCAAATCGTTTGTCAATCTCGCCAGACCCGCCCTCTAATACGCGCACGCCCTCAAGGTCTTTGTGCAGGTTCGGGGCCGCGTCGGGATTGACATATAGGTTAATATCGCCTTCTCCATCCACCAGTCGCGTGTTGACTGCGTTGACGCGTGAACGCTCCGAAGGGTTCGCCCTCGGGACGCGCATATATACGTCAAAGAACTGCCTAAGCTCTGACTGGACTATATCCCAATCACTGCCTGAAGTCTTAGCCGTCCCTCGCGCCCCACCGGTTGCGTCCCCGTAAATATAGACAATTCCCTCATGGTTCGCCCAATCGTTTATGAGCCGCCCACAGACGGCTATCGTATTACTGTTGCGCGGTATATGCACCTCGCCAATGACGACGGTCACCTCGGCCCCTGTTCTCGGATCGACCAACTCTTGGCAAACGACTGCCACGCCGGGCGAGACGTTGAAGTCAAAACAAAAAATCAGCGGCTCACGCGGATTGTATTCAAGGTCCGTCCGCAGATGATCCTCGCAATAGGCGTAATAGGCCTGACCTTGAAAATTGATAAAGCTCGCTTCATATTCTTGGGCGAACGTCAACGCGTCCATGTGCCGCCGTGCGGCTTCTATCTCGCCCTCTGGCAGGACTAATGCACTCACCCAATGGTACGAACCCCATTCACTGTCTGGCCCATGTGCGAGCATTTGAGCCTTCGCATATTGATCGAGGTCATAATAATGGTTTCGGCCCTCTGGGACGCCTGTAAAATCGCACCACCCGTTGCGGTCCGACAGGGCCGGACGTATATGCTCTTGCCAGACCGTCGGCTTCATGTTGGCGTATTCGTCAAGCACCCCGCCGTCCCAACCGACCCCTTCTATGCG